TGTTAAACGTTAAAGCGGATACAGAATCAGCACGACTAAAATTACAATCTATATCTATGAACCCTGCCATGACCGCTTTCAATGTTAAAATGAATGAACTAAAAGCTAAGAACATATACTATAATGACGAAGAACAAGCTTTCTTATACGAGGAAATCAAAGCACAAACAATACTTGCTAAAATGGCCGAAAATAAACAAGCACTTTTTGATGGAATTGCAAGCAGTATGTCTAATGCTTTTACTTCAATTGTTACAGGAACAGCTTCGGCAAAACAAGCCTTTGCAAGCATGGCAATAAGTATATTAACTCAAATTTCTCAGATGATTGTTCAAATGATGGTCATGAGAATGCTTATGAGTGCTTTTGGAATGCCTGCACCTGGGACTACTGTGCCTTCGACAACAGCGCCAAGCTATGTACCCAGCCCCGGCGGCAGGGGTGGCAGCGGCAGATATGGAGGAGTATTTTCAGAAGGTAAGAAAACGCAAGGATACGCAACCGGAGGAGTCGCAAGAGGCTCAACTTCAGGGTACCCAGCAACTCTTCACGGAACAGAAGCAGTAGTACCTTTGCCGAATGGAAGAGCTATACCTGTAGATATGAAAGACAGCGGTGCAACAAACAATAACATTGTAGTGAACATATCCTCCGAAGGGCAGTCTAATACACAGGGCAGCACCGGTCCAGACATGGATAAGATGGGCGGGGCAATCGCTAGAGCGGTACAAGAAGAACTACATAACCAAAAACGATCAGGCGGAATACTTAATCCGTACGGAGCAGCATAATGACAATAGGTTTTATATATACAGGCAGTACATATGCCACCCCTGATAAATCAATGATGAAAAATAGTACTCCACGAGTGCTTGTTGCTAGTTTTGGAGACGGGTATGAACAACGTATTGCAGACGGGATTAATACTTTGGACGAAACCTATACTCTAACTTTTGCAACTCGTCTGAAGGCTGATATTGATGATATCGTAGCTTTTCTAGACCTGAAGAAAGGCGTAAGCAGTTTTCCTTTGATCTTACCAGACTCTAATGTATTGTCAAACCCAGCAGGGCCAGCAGGTGTTGGAGAAAGAGAAGTAAAAGTAGTAACAACCAATTATTCACTGACCTATAACTATGATAATTTTTATAGTCTTTCAGTATCACTAAAGAGAGTTTTTGAGGCATGAGCAACGTAATAGCAACAGATGTACAAACGCAGGAAGTCGGGTCACAAGACGCGGGCACTACTGCTGCAGATAATACACTGGTGGAGTTATTTGAAGTAACTCTACCTGACGAAACCACAATGTACTTTCATCCCGGTTTAGACTCAGATTTAACTGATGTAAGGTTCCGAGATAGAACCGCGCCTTCGACAGTAGCTACAGTAGCAGGTAACTTCCTAATAGGTAATGTTTATACTATTAATGGCGGCGGCGGAACCAGTTTTACATCTATAGGAGCGGCTGATAATAATGCAGGCACTGTATTTACTGCAACTGGAGCAGGTTCCGGACTAGGTACTGCTACACAGAGTCAAAGTTCCTACAGTATTCGCGACTACATTCCGATGCCTATGATGATTGACGGGTTAGAGATTCAGGCAGATGGAGCTTCTTCACGTCCTTCTCTAACTATTGCTAATATAGGTTCTTTACTCCAAGGAGAAATGGGCGATTTTAAAAATGATGATCTAATAGGGCAAAGAATTATTCGTCGTCAAACTCTTAAAAAGTACTTAGTAGGATACGCTGAAGATGCTTCTCCTCCTATTGAGTTTGCTACACAGGAATATGTAATTGATAGAATAGGTGCAGAAGACAATATATCTATTACGTTCGAAGTAGCTACTCCTTTCGACCTAGAGAATATACAAATACCTCGACGAATTGTTGTAGGTAAGTATTGTAGTTGGAAATACCAAGGATACGACGCAGGCCTAGGCGGAGGATGTACTTGGAACCTAGATGGAGCTGTAAAATTTAAGGGTGACAGCACTGTACGTGCTCACAGTGTTTACTTTGACTTTGACGATAGGCCACTTGTAGCCGCAGAAACTTTTGCAGCGTATAGCGCAAGTACTGCATATACTACTGTTAGTTATGTTACTACAAACACTCCTACTGTGAGCGCGGGTGCTTTCGTAATAGGGCTAGACTATACGATTGTTTCAACAGGATCTGGATCTACTAATTTTACCTCAATAGGTGCCGCTAATAATACAGTAGGTACAGTATTTAGAGCAACAGGGGTAGGTTCAGGTACTGGTACTGCAACACTTACTCAATACTGGCTTTGTACAATTGCAGGGACAGGTAATACTCCCTCAGTAACTTCTTCTTATTGGAAAGAAGTACGCAAATGGGCAGAGCATGCAAATACTACTAACTATTATATAGGAGATTTAGTACGCTATAATGCTACAACAGTCTGGCGCTGTAAAGTACCTCACACTTCTTCAGCCGCAATAATACCAACCAATACTAGTGCCTACTGGGTAAGAGAAGAAATATGTGGTAAAACTATGCAGTCCTGCAAGGCTAGATATGGTTTTAAGCCTTCTGTACTTACAAGCGCAAACCAAAAGCCCGATGGAGCAACGAATCTAGCAGCTCGTTTACCCTTTGGATCATTCCCCGGAACATTGAAGTATTAATTATGAATCAAGTAGAAGAAATTAGAGAACATTTTGAAAAGTGGTACCCTAAAGAAGGTTGTGGTGTACTAGCAGTAGTGAAAGGAAAGAAAAAATGGTTTCCTTGTGACAATGTAGCAGAAGATGAGAATGACTTCGTTATAGACTCAAAACAGTATATTAGTATAGGACACCGAGCAGATATTGTAGGTATTGTACACAGCCATCCCGATGGAACTACAGAGCCTAGTGAGAATGATATCAAATACTGCAATACAATAGGAATTCCTTACTATATATTTAGCTATCCTGAAATGGATATGAACATATTACAACCCATACGCGAGACCAAATCTCTGTATGGTAGAGATTATGAATTTGGTGTAAATGATTGTTTCGAAGCATCTAGAGACTATTATATATCAAAAGGCTTAGACATACCTAAGCGCCCCCTGTTTGAAGATGACTGGTGGGAAAAAGATTTAGACTACTTTACTGACGAGTACATAAGTACTTGGGGTTTTGAAAAAGTAGAAGGAAATATGCAAGAAGGTGATTTAATTATTTTTACAATAACAGCACAAGTAGGTAATCATTGTGGAGTTTATTTAGGTGATGATATATTCTACCATCACGCAGAAAATAGAATATCCTGTAGGGAGAGTATTTATCCCTTTTGGAAAAAGTATATAAGTGGAGTTTATCGTTATGCAACGTAGTGTATATCTACAAGGAGAATTAGGCGAAAGGTTTGGTCATAAGTTTATCGTTAATACCGATAATTATGCAGATATATTTAAGTGTATAAATGCAAATAGACCAGGATGGCTACCTTACGTGCGCAAATGCCACGAAGAGGATATTGCGTTTATCGTAGAAACAGAAGATGGCGCAATTGATCAAGATGAGTTATTGACTCCTATTGCCAAGGGAGATGTAACTATCTCTTTAGTTCCGGCAGGCTCTAAAAAAGGTATTGGAAAGATAATAGTTGCTATTATTATGATTTATATTATGTATCAAACTGGTGTTAATATTTCGTCAGGTGGAGCTGAATCTTGGATGTTCGCGGCCGGCGAAGGTGGCAAGATTGGGATGCTAACGTGGAAAGGTGTCGCTGCAATTCAGTTCACCGCGAGTCTGGCTATAGCGGGTATACAGCAAATAATGGCCCCCGATCCCTCTGTTGATCAAGATAACCCAACTAACTATTTATTCTCTGGAGGAGCTAATAATGCCGTAGAGGGAGATCCTATTCCTATAATGTATGGAGAGCTACGGGTTCCTGGCAGGCCGATATCTGTAGATATAGCTCAAGGCGGTAATGCGATTCAGAGAGGCGGCACGCAAGCAATAATAAATAATACAGTAGTAGATGCAGCAAATAATACTGATATATCAGACGTTAATACACACCAGAAATAAGGAGAACTAAGAATGCCACTTACGCAAGCAGAGAAAAACGCCCTAACCGCAGATGGCGGATATCAAACTAGTCAAAAAGATCGCCAGACGATTGCTATCACTGATATTATATCCGAAGGTCCTATTTATGGACTTGTAGATGGCGCGGCTTCTGTCTATTTAAACGACGATAGAGTTGTACCCCTAGCTCAGGCGGCGTCCTTTTACAGCCAAAGCGCCGCAGCAGTGTCTCTTGTTTTCGACTCCCCAACTGCTACAATAACTGGAGCAGGAACAACTCCTGTTATTGAGTCAGACACAGGAGACAAATATCTAATTGTAAGAGCAGGTAGAGGGCAGCACTATGTAAATGCTACTGATGGATCTGCGGGTACTGATGATTATAATATAACGGCTACTTTGACGGCTGTTGATACGGGCGGAAGCAATACGGCTTCTAGTTTTTTCGTAAGTTCTATGGTATCTTCTCCTGCGGATATGGATACTCATGTTCCTGCAAGACTAGGAATTATTAATACAGGTGGGGTAGGTGATGGGGCTTATGGAGAAGGATTTATATCCAAGCGCATCAGCGGCTCTGTTGCTGAGTACGTACCAGGTTCCGGAGCAGCAGCAGGGATATGGATTCCTGACGGCTCTTACAACTTAGAAGTAGATAGAATTGTTAAAATTGCAAGCATATCAGGCGTTACAATCACCTTAGCAGCAGTATGGCCAGGCACCACAGCGTCCTATAAGTTTGATGTAACGGGAGCTATTGTTACTAATGCAGATGTTATAACACAGACTGCTACGGCTAATTATGAAGGAGTCACTACTCAGTTTAGGGTAGGCACTCTTGCACAAACTCCTTTTTCTGGAAGAGGTGGAGAAAGTGGTGCTACTTCTGTAAGTAATACACCCAGCGCGGGTGGCGTTCTAGAACAGTCTACACCCTATAAAACAGATGGGCAGGCAGCTAAAGAATTAGTAGCATCCGCTTCAGCGGGCTTTAATCTAACAGCTACCCAAATTCAGGAAGTTGATGAAGCTAGAATTACTTTTGCATACGGGAGTGGACTTCACGCTGTAGGAGGACAAGGTAGTGATGAACACTCATTTGCTCTGTATAAAGTAGACTTTGCATTGAAAAGGCCTGGAGAAAGCAACTTTGAAACAGCTCAAGTTTTAAAACACCCAATGATGCATTCAGGAATGTATAAAAATGCAGTTACTTTTGTAGAGACAATAGATTTGGCACAATATCGTCCTTTTTCAGACTTTAAAGTAATCATATCAAGAATTACTAATCATGAAGGTCCTGGATACAAAAAGATAGTAAATGGCACCCCCGAAACTTTTCATGATTGGACGAATGTTACTCAATCATCAATAACTAACACTACGTGTGTTATTAAAGATATATTAACTCATCCGTATTCGGCCCTTGCCAGAGTAACTTTTGACACTAAGAAATTTCAGGGTATGCCCACTAGGTCTTATCACATTAGAGGGTTGAAAGTAAAAGTACCTTCTAATTATGTAACAAGAGAACAAGATAGTAATGGTATAGCTAACTATATGCGTAATCCTGCAACTGGTCTAATAGCTGCTACTTATCAGGACTGGGACGGGGGATTTGCTTTACATAATACTTATACAAATAACCCTGCTTGGGTGTTTTATGATGTACTTACAAATAACCGCTATGGTCTTGGAGACTTTTTAAAAGCTACTGATATTGATAAATATGCTTTATACAGAATTGCAAGATATTGTGATGAGCTTGTAGACGATGGAAAAGGAGGTCTGGAGCCTCGCTTTACAGCTAATCTATTTTTTGCTAAAGCGGCGGATGCATACAAAGTACTGAAGGATATAGCAACCGTATTTCGTAGTATGCTGTATTTTATTGATGGACAAGTCTTCCCTGTTATCGACGCCCCGAGTGGTCCAGTATATAACTTTACTAAAGGTAATGTTATGGGAGGTTTCTCCTACGAAGGTACGGGCAGTAAGACAAGAATTAACCAATGTATTGTTACTTGGATTGATCCTGATGCAAACTATAAAGCTTCTCCTCTTATTGTCGAAGACAGACTAAATATTGCTAAAACAGGAGTAATAATTTCTCAAGATGCTATGGCAATGGGAGCTACTTCTGAAGGACAGGCTCTAAGATATGGGCGATGGAAACTATGGACAGCAGCTAATCAGAGAGAGGTTGTTAGCTTTTCTACTTCTTTAAATGCTTCGTTTATTCTTCCGGGAGACATTGTAAATGTACAGGATGCAGATAGGTATGCAGTTCGTATAAGTGGCCGTATCTCAAATTCAGGAACAGACCGTAGTACTACATCTATACCCTTGGATAGTACTACCTCTCTGATCGCAAATAGTGACTATGAGTTATCTGTTATATTTGTTGAGCCAGGTGCCTTTGCTACCCAGACCGTAAGTGTTACAGATAACGCAGGAACTCCTGTTACAACAACCTACAAGAAAGGTGATCTTATAAAGAAGGCTTGGATTGATGATAATGGTAATGGAACATATACTTATCAACTTATTGATACAGAAACAAAAGCCATAAATGCAAAAGCTACTGCTACAAATACAGAAGCCTTAGTACTGAGCTGGGCAAATACTACTCGTGTAGAGACCCAGCCAGTATCGACAAGTGCGGGCGCGGTTGATACACTAACAGTGTCTACAGCTTTTTCTGCAGTTCCTGCCGCAGAGTCTATTTGGGTACTTACAGAAAAGATAAATACGATAAACGTTCTAGGCTCTGCAAAACAATATAAAATACTGAACATATCACAGGGTGCTAAAAATGAATTTTCTATGACTGGTGTTGAACACTATGACGAGAAATTTGCCGCTGTCGATGAAGACTTTACTACTTATATCGCAGACAGTATCT